TTTCGGGTTGCCGCCCGTCATGGTCATGCCGTTGGTCTGTTGGACCGTATCGGGGAACGTGATGCCTGCGCCGCCGTCGATGGTGATGGCCATGGGTTAGCTCCAGTTGCCGCTGCTGGTGGCCGCTGCGCCGCCGAGTGCGCGGATCTTGAAGAAGGAGCCGATGCCGACAACGGCGGCTGCCGCCTGAGTAAGCGACACCTGCGGGATCAGCGTACCGCCGACCGAGACGATCACGACGCCGTGAATGCGGGCAAAGGCAACGGTCGCGGTTGAGGCTGTAGCGATGGTTGTGTTAGCCGCAGTGTTGTACGTCACCTGACCAGCGGCCGCAGTTGCCAGCGTGGCCTTGTTGGCAAGCGACCACCAGTACTGTGTGAGTGTTGCGCCACCACCAAGGGCAAAACCAAAAGAGCCAGACGTTGCGCTCATGCTGGACAGCGAGAACTGACACTCGAACTCGTAGGTGCCCGCCACCAGAGTGACCTGAGCGTTGGTAGTAATATCAAACAGGGGTTGCGCCGCCATCTGGTTGGCAAGCGTGTGAGTTGCTTGCTGAAGGGCGTACTGATCGACCAGCACTGCGCCGCGCTGGGACGTAGCCCCGGTCATGAAGAAGGCGGGGTTCTCGAACTCGAACGTGCCGGTCGTTGCGCTGCCGAGCGGGTCGCTGGTAAGGGTCAGTTGGGACATGGTCGCTCCGTTACAGGATCACCCAGCGCGAGCCGGATGGGATGGTGATGGTGACGCTGCCGTTGATCGTCAGCGGGCCGGTGGATGAGGCATTCTTGCCGGATGGGATGGCGTAGGACGTCGTGACGACCTGGCTGTTGAGGATGAACACCTCGTCGCCGCCAGCACCCGTGGCACCGCCACCGATGCCCGCCCAACCAGACGCGCCGTAGCCCTCGAAAGCACTGTTCGTGCTGTTGTAGCGGATCATGCCCGTGACGGGCGCGTCCGTGATTGCCGTGCCTGCGGCGACCGTCTGCAAGACGCTGACGGTGTAGGTGCCGATGCCGCCCGATCCAGTGAGGAAGTCGGTGACGCGGGTGCCAGCCGTGACGCCCGTGCCGGTGATCGTCGCGCCGATGTAGATCGCGCCGCTGACGACGTTGGTGATGGTCAGCGTCGTGCTGCTGATCTGGCCCGTGCCGCTGAACGCGCCCGCGCGCTGGGCCGTAGAGCCAACGGGCAGCTTCATCTGCCCCGTGCCGCTCATGTAGAGGTACTGATCGACGGTCACGGTCTGCGATGCCGCCAGCAGGCGTCCGCTGATCGTCTTGGACCCGGTGATGTTCTCGGACGCCGTCAGCGTGGCGACCGCCGTGGTGCCCGTAAAGGTCGGGTTGCTCGTCAGCGCGACCGTACCAGTGGCCGCCGGGAAGGTGACGGTGTTGGTCCCCGCAACGGCGGGTGCCCGCAACTCGACGTAGCCCGAGGTCGAGCCGTATAGCCGGACGAGGTTGATGTTGACGGGCGGGATGCCGTCAATGTTGTCGAACGTGCCGACCAGCGTGTCGTTGCTGTCCTTGAGGATGAACTTGTAGGAGTCCCCGTAGGTCAGCCAGACCTCGGACGGCGGGCGGCCCGCCGCGTCAAGGATGATCGGGTTGGCGTGCGCCGTATTGCCCGTGAAGTCGGTATACGTCGCCTTGGGCGTGGTCGTGCCTGCCGCGTAGGTGAATATCTTGCCGCCCGACAGCGGGTCGCCGTTGTCGTCGAAAAACTGCGCGCCGGGGTTGGCGAAAGGAGACAGGTTGACGGTCATGGTGCGAACCTAGCGTAAATCGGGTTGTCAGGCAATCTGGTAGTTGACGTTGTAGGCGTAGGTGGCCGCCGCGCCCGATGGCGCGTTAAGACGAAACTCCAGCAGAGGCCCGGTGGTGATAACGGAGCCCACTGCGGTGACGCCGCTGGCGGTGGTGACGAATGTGCCCGCAGCCGTGGACAAGGACAAGTCGTCCAAAATCGGCGGCGTCATCTGGAACATGGTGTCGCCCGCCGCAATGGGGTCAAGCGTAAACGTGCCTGTCAGCGCAATGACCGTGCCCATCTGGTTGGCAAAACTTGCCCCCGCCAACACCGTGGTGACGTTGATGACCGGGGTGAAAACAGGGGTGAAAACCGTCGGGGTTGGCAGGTAGGTGTGGATCGTGTCGAAGAACCGATACCATTCCCGCGCAACAAAAACCGGCGGCGGCGGGGGGTCGGCATTACGCCCGGAAAACGCACCCGCCCGCGAACGCTCGTTGATCGCCACGCGCTGGGCGGGTATCTGGCTGGCGTTAGGAAGAAGTGCCATCGAGGATCAGCTCCGCACCCATGATGACGATCTTGGTCGGGTCGGTGCCCGACACCTCGTAGACGCGGTCGCGCAGCTTCAGCGTCATGCCAAGCCGCCGCCAGAAGACGCGCTTACCATAGACCCCGATGGCGCCAAGGCTGGTCCAGTGCTCACGCGACCAGGTGTGGCCACCGTCGTCCGACCAACGTAGCATGGCCTGTGGGTCGCTGCCCTGCCCGTCATTGATGCCGACGCCGCTCTGGCAGTCGAGTTGCAGCGTATGGTGCGCCGTGCGGCGCAGGTTGTTGGTGCCCGTTGGCAACGCGCGCCACGACCGCAGCCACTTCTGCGGCTGGTCGTCGTCGGCGTACACGTCAAGGTCGAAAGCGTAGATGTTGCCGTTCTCGTAGTCGCCCACGATGGTCTGGTTGTTGAAGTTCATCTGGCAGTTCGACCTGTGCCGCGTGAACACGCCGTTGGTCAGCCCCGCCCGCTCGTGCCATGCGCCCGTGATCGTGTCGTAGACCCACGTCGCGTCGGCGGTCGGGAACGTCAGGACGTAGAACTTGTGGCCTTCCTGCTGGTAGGAATAGGCCACGGCGTCCGAGATCGTGCTGTAGCTCTGGATGGCGAACTCAACCGCATGGGTCGAGATGCGCTCGCCGCGGTAGCCGTTGGCCTGATAGACGATGCCCCTGCCGCGGGCGTCGGCGCCCAGCCAAAACAGCGTGTTGTCCAGCTTGGCGACCGAGTAGACCGCAGCGCAGCCCAACTCGTTGAACGCGCCCTGGATGCGCTGAAGCGGGAAGTCAGCCGTGCCAGCGTTGTACCAGACCTCAGTCGTGCCCGTGCCGAACAGCCACGCCTCGCGGTGGTCAACGTTGACCGAGATCAACTGGTCCGGGGCACCCTCGGCGCTGGCAAAATCCAACGGATCAACGCTGGTGCCGTCCAGTAGGCTTGTCACCCAGATCTTCTGGCTGTTTGGCTCGTTGAACACGAAGTAGCCGTCAAGGTAGCCGACCGTGGACGCGCCGGGGAAGTCCGGGTCGCCAATCGGCGCGAACGCGCCAGTGCTCATGTTGTAGATGTAGCCGTCCGGGTTGGCGGCAATGAAGATCTGCGTGCCGTTGTCTGCGATGGACACCGGGCCCGAACCGTTGATGGTGCCAAGAAACGTCGCGTTGTAGGACGTGTCGATCTTGTACAGTCCGTCGCCGGACACAACGTAGCCGTCAGAACCCGTGATCTGAGGCGACCACAAGCCGCGAACAGGGCCGGGGCCAACGGTGGCCAGCTTGCGCAGTCCCGGCGCGCGGTTGAGGAAGGCGGGCTGCTTGCCGCCTTCCGGTACAACTTCTGGGAACAAATTCACGCACCGACTATCAGCGGCGTTGACGCTGCGGGCGACGTAGCTGGACCCGAGGATCGGCGTCTGCATCTAGAAGTTGCCCGAATAGACGTTAAATCTTTGCCTAGTCGCCACGATGCTGTACGGTAGAGCCATGATGTCGTCGGGGTTGTTGATGCGCTTCAGGTTGCGCTTCGAGGTCATGGCGATGCGCTGCACCTGCCGCGACGGCTCGGTGCCGAACTCAGGGGCCATCTCGCAGGCGAGATTGTAGCGGAAGCAGCGCAGGTAGCCGGGCGGAAAGGCAAGGTCGGTCGCCAGATTGGCAGGCTGGGTCAGCTCCTCAACCGAAACAATGTGGAACTCCAGCACCTTGGTCGGCACGGGATAGACGTACATCTCAACGTCGGGGTAGGTCATGTTGACCCACATCACTTGCGGATAGGTGCTGGTGACAGTCTTGACGGCGATGCCGTTGTACTGCTGCTGATTGATCAGCTTGAGGCCATAGGAAATGCCGTTGGACGGATCGCGGAAATAGGTGCTGTCGTCGATGGCAACGGGGCGGTTGGCAACGATGTCGCCGGTCGGCCCGAATGTGCGCGAGATGGTGCTGGGCGGCCAACTGACGACTTGATCCTGGGTAGCGAACACGGTGAGGCGCTCAGTGTTCCACGACTGGATCATCTGGTTCATGGCCAGAAGGGCGTCCTGCGACGTCTCGGACGAAGGGGTTTCGCCTTCTGCCAGAACGCCCAGAAGCCTCAGTGATCCATTGATCAGGTCGCCAGCCGTCGTCATGTCATTCGCTCGCTTCTAGCCGGGGCCGACCGCGGCGCCGGGGTTCAAGCATGACATTACCCTGTTCCGGCGCGTCATTCAACGGTTCGTCCGGGTTGAACCGCGACCAGCCGTTCATCTCGTCGTACTGCGCTTCCATTTCCATGGTGGCAATCTTGACGCCGTGCTTGGGGTGACGAAGATAGATCATGTTCCCTCCAGAAGAAACGGGCGGCCGAAGCCGCCCGCCTGTTTGTTATGCTACGCGGTACAGCGTCCACGCGCCCGCCGCAGACTTGCGGGCGACGAGGGTCGCGCCGGTCGTCACAGGGATCGTCATGGTGAGCGAACCCGTAATCGTCCAGCCCGTGTTGGTAACCACAACCGCCGTGCCAGAAGACGTGCCGAGGTTGACAATACGGAAGGTGAAGGACGTGCCCACCTTGTCCGAGTTGACCAAAACGGCTTCCAGATCCGCCACCGTCGGCAACGTGTAGTTGACCGATGCGGTGATGCCGCTGTTTGCGAGGATCAGGCCGTTGAGAACCTGAGCCGGGGTGAGCGTCGCCGCAGTCGTGACCGAGATCGGATCGGGGAGCGCGTCGATGAGCGGTTCGTCGAGGTTGCCGTCACCGATCTGGTAACCGCCGCCGCCATTGGGAAGTGACATGTGAGTATCTCCTATCTTTACCTGTTAGCCCCAGATGCGCGCGGCCATCTGCGGACGGATGGTTGCGAAGCCGTACAGCACATCGATACGGCAGGGGAGCCGGTCGTTGTTGATGTCGTACTGGCGCACGATACGCATCGAGATGCCGTTGTGAACCTGGCGGGAAGCCATATCCACACCGCTCGGCATGAGAAGGTCAGCCGTGGCGAAGGAGATGGCGTCCTTGTGGTACACAAGGTTCTGCGGGTACTGGGTCGAAGCCGCGCCGATGAAGGTGACGGCCTTGCCGGTGATCGTCAGGGTGTTGACGGTCGCCAGA